ATTGGCCAGCAGGATCGTTAGCACCGTCTGAAACAGGGGATTATCCTGTTTACTCTATGACAGCCAAAGATGAACTTATGCTAAAAGTTCCTGATGCAGTCATGAGCGGGCAAGCTGTAGTTGATGTCATTCAACATTGCGTTCCACATATTAAAAATGCATGGAACATTCCAAGTATAGATTTAGATATTATTTTAATTGCCATTAGATTAGCTACATATGGAGAAAAGATGACTACTCCTATTATGATCAATGGTGAAGACGAACTAGAATATTCTATGGATCTAAGAGTAGTAATGGATGCTCTTATGACTAATATTACATGGGATCCAGTAGTACCTATTAATGAACAGCTTACAGTCTTTGTTCGTCCTATGAATTATAAACAGCTTAGTGAAAGTGCTGTGCAGACATTTGAAACTCAAAAAATGTTACAAATTGCAAATAACAATTCAATGAGTGAAGATGAAAAAGTTAAAGCATTTAAAGAAAGTTTTAATAAACTAACTTCTGTAACTATCGGTATTGTCGAACATAGTATTTTTAGAATAGATTCGTCAGACGGATCAACCGACAATCCAAAACATATAAAAGAATTTGTTGAAAATGTAGATAAAGAAATTTTTAATAAGATTCAAAATCACTTAGATACATTAAAAGAAGCAAATTCTATTAAGCCAGTACAAGTTACAGTAACCGAAGACATGAAGGCTCGAGGAATAACTGAAGATGTAATTGAAGTGCCGTTGGTATTTGATCCTGCAACTTTTTTCGTATAAGGCTTTTGTACTTAGATCTTGAAGGTATAGATCAGCTAATTCAAGAATACGAAAAAGATACAAAAGCCTTAAGAGAAGAATTATTTAGATTTTGCTGGCATATGAGAGGTGGACTAAACTTCTCCGAAGCGTTTATGCTCACTCCTGAAGATAGAGAACTTCTTATTAAAATTGTCGAAGATAATATGAGTGTAACTAAAGAAAGCGGACTGCCGTTCTTTTAAATATGCACGCCTAAGAATTTACTAAATGCTACACTTTCACGTTGTAGCTTCTTAAACACAGGTGCTCCGCTAGCATCTGCACCAGCTAACTTTGTTTGACTTCCACCTACATAGTCTTTAAATCCAGAACCTGTTTGAGTAGCTGTTGTCTTACCTGCTTGACGTTGACCTTGCAATTTAGCTTTTAGAGCATCTTGCTGTGCTTGAGTCATTTTTCCACCTGCAGGGGGAGTGTTTGTAGGAGTAGTTGTTGGAGCTGGTGCAGTTGTTGATGCAGGAGTTGTAGGAGCCGGCGTAGTTGTCGGAGCTGGTGCCTTCTGTTGTTGGGTAGCTTGAATGCCGGCTGGATCTTTGCCAGCAGCAACGTCTGCCATTTGTTGTTTAAATTCGGGAGAATTAGTCACCTGTTCTGCTTCTTCAGGGCTTGCAAATTTTTGTCCAGTGACTGAATTAAATTTAGGAAGGCCTGCTGGCCACTGAGCTGGCTCTGCTGTAGGTACTGAAGCAGGCGCTGCGGTACTTGTTGGAGCAGTAGGTGCTGGCTGAGATACTGCTTTTTCTAATTGATCAGCCTGTTGATTTAATGCGGCTGCTTGTTGTCTTAGTGATGCGGGATCAGGTGCATCACCGGTTCCTATTTCACCCGGAGTAGTAGTACTATCTGTTTCTGGCGCGGTAGATCCCCCTCCAACTGCCGCTTTAGAACCTTGATACCCTTGTTTAATACCCGAACCAAATTGTTTTGCAGCAGCTACAGTTCCACCTACAGCACCACCAATTGCTTTTCCTGCCATATTAGCTGCCTTACCTATTCCCTTGCCAACTCCGGCAAGACTAATTTCATCTATTTGTTGATTTTCAACGAGTAATTCATTTATACGCATAACAGGAAAGTCCTAAAAGTATTTCCTTTATTTATAATGAGCTGACGCTCATTTGCTTCTTCGTAATCGCTTGCGCTCTTACTTGAAGCAATATTTCGTCGAAGACGAGAATAATATTATCTAGATTAATCGGTCACACTTAGCCCAGACTAGGGCTAAGAAAAAACTGAGCATTATCTGAGTAGCACAGTCACATAGTGTTAGAACTACAAGCATTTCTGCTATCGTAGGCGGTTGACCGATACCTACTCATTCTGTCTTATTTCAACGGCGGCTTGCAAATATACACTATCATATTTGCAAAGCGTGGAGTTTCTGTTATTACTCCATCCTTGGGCCTATTTTTAACTCTATTCAAACAATCAAACCGCAGGCATTTTGCGATCGTGGTCCGGTTAGGATACTGATTGAGTGCTCACTTCAGCGGTGAGTCTTCGGATCCCTGCGTAATTAAACCAGGTTTCTACTGTTCGGCACACGATATTAGCCTGTGCGAGCTTTAACTGAATTAAGTTGCCTTAAAGTTTGGATTTAATATGTGAGCCATGTACACGGACTTGAATGTGTCCGTTATAGTAATCGTCGGATTCTAATACTTTGCGGTCGAATTGTTCGCGGGCCTCAACGTAAGATGTTTCTGCTTTAGATTTACAGTAATATAATATTTCGCGGGAGAAGTTTTGTTTGCCTAGGGTGTCTATGTCTTTTGTCAGCTCAACACTGGAGCCGTAATATTCTTGCCAGTCGCTATCTATTTTGCTTCTGATCTTCTTTTTCTTTTTTGTGCCGTTCTTTAACTTTACAGTCTTGTAGGTCGTTTTACTAAATTTTGCTAATTTTTTGCCAATATATTTGCGACCCGAGACTGTATTGGTAATACAATATACAAAACCGATACAATCTTCGGGTAGCTCGTTAACTACTGAACCTTGATAAGTCCAGTTGTTCAATTATTTTGCTGCCTTGGCTTCTTTACGAGCGTTCTTTTCTGCTGTGATTTCATTGCGTCTTGTTTTTACTAGCTTACTTAACTCTGCAAGAGCTTTGCGACTACGAGTTCCGGCTGCACTGTTGCCATTGGTAAATTTTGCATCTTCTGCTAGGAATTCTGCAAACTGTGCTTGTAATTGTTCATTGGTTGTTGTCATTTTTATTTCCTTTTGGTTTAGGTCCCCGCTTCTTTGGGATCTTTTTTTCTTCTCTTTTTAGTCTTTTCTCTGCTCTTATATTTGCTAAGTTTTCTTTGTACACTAGTTGGCTTTGCTTTTTTAAACTTTTAGCAAGGCTTTCTATTGCTCTAAGATTTTTTCTACCGGCAAACCCTACATCTCTAGCTTTTGATTTAACAAAAACTAAAGAATGATTATGAAATTCGGCAAATTCACTTACGAGTTGAGAGTACAACTCTTTGTATTTGTTTATCTCATCATTCAACATAGTCTACATCGTTTGAGTAGCTGGTAAAACCGTTCTCTTTAATAACTCTGAGTACATTGTTTACCCTACCTACTAATTCGTCTTTGTGACTTATTAAGTATATATTCTTATTGCGCTCTCTGGCCATCTTTTTCAGGACCGCCAGTCCAGCTTCAACACCTGCGGCGTCCATTCCTGCATCCATAAGCTCGTCAACAAACAGCAAGTTAATATTCTGGTATAAGCCTTCCCATACATCACGGAATGCAAAGCTCATAGACAAGATCAAACGATTGCGCTCACCTCTAGATAAGTTGTCAAAATCTAGATCTTGTCCTAACTGAGTAATCTCGATAGTAAGATCATTTAGGAATACTACCTTGTGTGGTAGTCCTAGTTTGTCAATATAGTAGGTTAATCGCTTGTTCAAGTAGGTCAAGTTCTGATCGATAATCTTTTTACGAACAAAACTGTCCTTGTTTGTTAGCAGTTTGTAAAGAAATTCTTGATGATCTCTAACTTTAGCAAGAGCGTTTACTTGATCCCAGTTGATTTCTTGAATCGCAGTATTCTTTAGGTCTTCAATTTGTTCTTCATAGGGATTGACTTCGTCGATTTTCTGTGTCAATGTACGTTCTAAGCTGGCAAGATTGTTTTTATGACCCAATGCTTCTGCTTCTGTATCGTAATAAGTGTTGGGCCTATGCGGTTGCTCACCAGTTCCTATTTCTTCTACAATCTTAGTGTAGTCGGCACTTACTTTATCAAAATAAGTTTGTGCATCTAATAGGTTGTTAGCCGCAGTTGCTAACATCTCGTCATGTTTGTGATCATGTAGATCCTGTTCGCAAGCAGGACATTTCTTATCATCAAGTGATTTAATCTCTTTGATATATTTGTTTAGTGTGCGTTCTGCTTGAATCACTGCTGATTCTAGAGTAGCACGTTGTTTGTTAAGACTAAGAATGCGAGCGTTCTCTTCATCCCATGCTTTTAATGCAACATGAGCTGCTAGTTCTGCATCTATATCAACTGATTCAAGATTAACAATGGCTCTACCTAAGCCTTCTATTTCAGTTTCCTTCTTAGATTCCCAAGCAGCACTTTTGAGTTGTAAGCTGTTGATGCTTTTCTGGACATTTTCGTTAGCACTCTTAATGCCTTCAATCTTAAACTGTGCAGCAGTAATGCCGTCTTTAGTTTCTTTGATCAATAGCTTCAGTGCTTCTGCTTTTTCACTCAGTTGAGTAATACCTAGCAACTGTTCAATAACTTCTCGTTGTTCAGCCGCCTTCATACTCAAGAAGGGTTCTGTATAGGTATTGAGTGCAACTAGATGTTTGAACATAGTGTGAGACATTGTCAGCATCTGTTCAATGCTTTTCTGTGTCTCACGACTGTCGCCCTGCGCTTCGTCCTCGTCTTTGCTCTTTAATTCTTGATCATTAACAAACAATTTTAGTACATTAGGCTTGCGACCACGCTCGATGCGATACTTAACACTAGATTTTTCAAACTCAACGGTGACTAACATGCCCTTGCCGTTGGTCTTGTTGATTAAGTTTTCTTTCTTGATGTTGGTTAGTGCTTGCCCGTATAGTGCATAGCTCAATGCATTAACAATAGTAGTCTTGCCTGTACCGTTTCTACTGCCTGTATCGTCACCACCTAGATCCTGATTTGAACCTAGCACAAGAGTTAAGTGTTCTTTATCAAAATCAACTGCTTGAGTCTGGTTGCCCACACTCATAAAATTTTTAACGGTTATATTTTTTAACTTAAATGTCATAGATTATTATAGATGTCCAACAAAACTTTTTTATCAAACTGCTCTGATTCGATATTGATTAGCTGTTCGGAAACAATTTGATCAACACTTTCAAACTTTGTGTCGGGATTATCTTCATAAGTTCCTTCAAGGTTAATTTTATCTTGGATAAGACTAATCTCTCTAATGTCGTAGTCATTAGTAAAGGTCTCCTTGATAAAATTTGCCTCTTCAAAGCTAATATCGATGTCTAAATTAACTTTTAGATGCATTTTTGACTGCATAATCGTGTCTTTTTTGTCGATTAAGTCGCTTAGTTTAACATGCCTGTACTTGGGGCAGTTATCCCAGTTAATATATTTAGGTTCGCCTCCCCAATCCATAACCATCATGCCTCGCTCATCATCCCATGAGTCTGCAAAGTTATGTGGGAAAGCATTTCCGATGTAATGGATCTTGCCTCGACTTTGTCGCTTATGGAAGTGACCACTGAATACGTAGTCCTGGTGAGTAAAGTGGCTTGCCTGTAGTTCGCCATGGTCGGGCATCTGTACCATAGCGTTCATGTAGAACAAGGGCAATTCAAAATGCCCAAACATGTACTTGCTTTTTACTTGGCTAATAGTTTTCCACTCATCGCCTACTAACCAGGGTACTAGGGTAACATCGCCTATGGTAGTTACACCTTCAACGACAGTTACCCCGGGAATGTGACGTCCAAATGCGCTGCTATGGATATCACGCTTGTCCTTGTAGAACAAATCATGATTGCCTGGAAACCAGAAGAACTGCTCAAAGGCAGCTCCTAGTTTTTCCAAGCATCGGATACTGGTATCCAGCGTGATCAAGTTGAGACTATTTCGATTATGAGACCAGTCTCCTAAAAAGATTCCAGTATCGCAACCTTCTTTTTTAGCGTTTTCGATATACCAATCTACAAATTCTTCGCAATCTCGTAAATGGGTGCCACTGTTAGATTTGAGTCCAAAATGAATATCAGTGAAACAGGCTACCTTTTTAAAAAGGTTCATATTATTATTCTCCTACTAACAGTGTATAGCTTTGTGTTGACAATGTCAAACATCAGTTTCTTCAGATTCGTCCTCGATCGGATCTTCTTCGCTTTTGGGCATTCTAAAGTTTTTATATAATTCTGCCTGCCGTGCATTTTCTACAGCATATTGTTGCTGGGACTGTCTAGTCATACTTGGAGTTAGTCCTGCTTCTTCTAGAAGGTCGTCTCTGATATTTTGATTCTTCTTTTCTAGGTTGAGTACTCTGGTAAAGCTGTTAGTCACTGCGGCAGTATAATAAGCAAACGGATTTTCAGATTTTGATTCATCGAACTGCAATCCAATCTGACTTAATTGTAAAATTGCTTGCCCCCGCATTTCTTCAACGTAGGTATAACCACGCCAGTTGCTACGTTGGGCATAACGTTCACTTAATTTAATAAACATCTTCCCAAGATTTTCCGTAATGCGTCCGTGATCTTTGCTGAATTTACCAGTATCAACAGGACCCTTCCAGTGGCTTTTTCCAACACATACTAATTCGCCTTCGTCATTATATTTCCAATGCTGATACGGGGGGAAATTTACTTTATCGTGGCTATCGGCAGTAGTTTTAGTAGTTTTCTTGCGGCCCGGAGCAAGGGGAATGTGTTCAAATGTCATAATTCGAAACACTAGATCTGTTTTAGCAATAGTAGTGTAATCTGGAATACACTCTGCTAGTTTAATCTTCTTGTCACCGTCTATTCTTGCTTTAGTAAATGCTTCTAATCCCAATCGCTTTGCACGATTTCTTTTAGCATCTGCTGCGGTTCTAATATTGATTTTATCTAAACTAGGAAGAATTATATCATGCTGACTATATTCTGGTTGTGCAAAACTGGAAAAAGAGCATTTGCTTCGGTGTATTTCTGCTAGTAGATCTCTGTTGTTTAAGTATTTTACCTTTTTTCCTGTAGGAGTTATGGTAGTGGTCATTATTGTTATTGTCCTTTAATGACATTGTAGCAGGGTGTAAATGGCAATGTCAACCATTATAACAGCGTTTTATTTATTGGGTAAATACACTATAGGAAAATAACATGGCAGACGAAACCAACCCATCTGAATCAGAACAAAAAACAGCAGATCGATACGAAAGATCAGAAATTGTGTCCCCAGTTGACTTAGGTCTGCCACCGATAACCGACGCAGCTCAACAGTACGCAGCCGCGTCAATTTCAAATTTTGGAAGACGTATAGTGCCTGGTGTTTCTGCGGGAGCCGTGCCCCCTGCAAAACCTAAAGTTCAAATTACCATGAGCGACATAAATGGTAATAAGATGGGCAAAGACCTGCGTGTTAAGATTATGGTCCCGTCAAATTACCTAACACCATACACTACTGGACTAGCAAACGAATTAGGAGTTAGCAATTTACATGGTATTGTATTTCCTTATACACCGTCAATTAGCGTTGAATACAAAGCAGACTATTCGAGTCAGCAACCGCTGCATTCTAATTTTCCTATAAACTTTTATCAAAAGTCTACAGTCGGTAGCATTTCTATTAGCGGTAAATTTTCAGTTGAAAATGCCAAAGACGCTGCGGTATATATTGCAACCACACACTTATTGAAAGCATTAACTAGAATGAGGTCTGGCGGAAAAACTGGAGATCATGATAGTGGAAGTCCGCCACCTGTATGTAGATTGTTTGCGCATGGTACCTGGATGTTCAACAATGTTCCTGTAGCAATAACTAGCTTTAGAGTAGAATTGCCCGATAGTGTTGATTATTTTACTATGAAATCTACTAATCAATACGAAATGACTTCAGTTCCTACAATGTCTACTATTGCTATTACTCTATTACCAATGTACAGCAGAAATGAAATGTTGGATTTTAATGTCACAGATTATATAACCGATCCAGGCTTTATAAAGAAAGGATATCTATAATGTCTACATACAGCAAAACTAGTCCGTACAGTAAAACTGAGATTGTTAACGGCTATCTTGATGTT